TGGATTTATAAAAGATTTTATTACCACAGCTTTAGGCCCTGTAGGTGGTATAGCTATGACTGCTATAGATTTTATAGCGGGTGACTTTATATCTGGACTTATTGGCGACGCACTAGAAGGTCTTAGCAACTTTTTTGCTCCTCGTAAGTGGAATAGATCAACTGCTGACTTGACTACTGGAAACATAATAGATAGAAAAGATAGTGGAGTTGATCTTGATCCTGTAGCTAAATCAGCATTTAAAATGAATCAAGCATTAGAAACTGTTACTGGAGGTCTTCAGAGATTTACTGAAGCACAAGCAATACTAACCACTAAAGGTTCAGATATTAAAGAAAGGTTCTTAGAGCTGAGGGGTGGAGGGGCTGATGCAGTTAGATTAGACTTTGATAGCGAAAACTTTGGTAAGGACTTATTTGAAGGACTTATTAAAGGTTTAGATCCTAGATCTTTAACGGAAGACATGAAAACCGCTATAGGTAATATGGACTTCGATAAAGAGATAGAAGATAACATGAAAGACCTTAATTTTGCTAAAGGCTTTGATGGTTTGATGACGCAATTAGAATCTGCAGGAGGTAAATTTACTAATCTTGGTGAGTTTATAGAATTAGTAAATATTAAAGCAGAAGCTGCAGCTGCTTCATTTGCGCAAGGAGCCTTACAGCAAGCATTAGACTTAATAGACGAATCTGCAAGAATATTTGGACTCATGTCTGAGCAACTACAAAGAGCACAAGAGGCAGCTCATAATATGGTTTTAGCTCATTTAGACTTACATGTAGCTCAAGACGGTACTGTAAGTTTACTTAGTGATACGTCTACTAATTTGAGTGGTATGGCTATGGCTATGGAAACTGTAAAAGCGGAAATGAATGCTATGCAAGAAGCTCTTGAGGCTACAGGACAAGGTTCTAAAGATGCAGCTAGAATAATAGAAGAAGGCATAGCACTTAAAATTAGACAAATGGCTCAAGACTTTGGGGATGCGTTAAGTGACGTAATTCAGTTTGGTGATAGTCTAGAATCAAGCGCTGTTCAAGGATTAAAAGATGTATTAGAGTATCAACAGGCTATAGTACGAGATGCTGCCTATATTCAAGAAGAGCTAGGTAATGGTTATGACTTTATAGCTCGTGCAGAAAGAGCTTTAGCTATTCAAAGAGGTAATATAGTAGCTAAAGCTTCAGATCAAGAATTAAAAGCTCTTAGTGAGTTAGCAGGTGCTGGACAAGAGTTTAGTAATGCTGCTATGAAAGCAGCTACTGATGCTGAAATAACTAGAAGAGTTATGAATAATATATTTGAGGGAGCAAAACAACTTACTCAAGCACAAAGAAGTTCAAGATCTGTAGGAAGAGGCTTAGCTTTTGCTGAGGGCGGTTTTGTGCCTGGAACTCCAGAACAACAAAATAAAGATTCTGTGCCCGCATTACTAATGCCTGGAGAGTATGTACTAAATAAAGAGGCAGTTAAGAATGTTGGAGTAGGCACTTTAGCTGCTTTTAATTCTGGAGCCTTTAAAAAGATGGAAGATGGCGGTAGTGCTACAGGAGGAGTTATTACTCCTAATAAAATAGCTACTGATGCGTTTGGAGGTACTTTTGGTATAAATCCTGCTACTCAAGCATTATTTAAAAACTTCAGCCAAGATATGACTACTACTTTAGAGTTTTATGAAGCTAGAGAGATAGTTGCTCAAGCTAATATAGAACTTTTTGAAACTTATTCAGATCTTAGAAAAGCAGCAGGGGCTAGTAATGACCTTATGAATGCTTTTGGTATTATAGTAGATCATATAGAGCGAGGAGAAATAGGTCTCGCTACTGCAGTATTTGATATAGCACATAATTTAACAGAGGCTACTACCGCTACAGAAGCCTATACTCTTTCCCTGTCTCAAAATCAGGCACAACAAGCTTTAGCTTCTGCCGGTGTTAATTTGCAAAATGAAAATATAGGTACTTTAACAGATAACTTAACTAGTTTTTACAATAGTATAAATACTTCTTCTGTAACTGCTGGAGACTTAGAAGCTGTGATAAGTCAAATGAATATAGCGCTATCTCAAGGAGTTATATTTGGTAATGAATATGGATCTATATTAGACGATGTTACTTCAGATTTTGACAATGCCTTAGCATCTTTAGATGAGTACTCTTCTTTCTTCTTAGAGCTTCAAGATATGACTTTGGACCCTACAGGTATTATAAGCTCCATAAGATCTGTTCAGTATGCATTTGAAGACGGTATGAATACTATGACAGATGCAGTTACCGATGGGTTTATAGATACTATAGACGCTGCTACAGTACAAGTTAGACTTAATAAAAGACTAGAAAAAGAAAGAATAGATTTAATTAAAAATTCATCTGATGAGCAGCTTAGAATAATTAGAGATACTCAAGATTCAATCGCAGACGCAACTTTTAAAACAGGTGCTATAGCAGAAATAGCTGTAAGAAAAATACTAGCAGTCTCTTCTGCCTTTGGTACTTTTGAGCAAGGGTTAGTAGGATTTTACAATAATTTAGTACAATCATCAGGAAACTTTACTAGAACTTTAAGTGCTTCTGTCGTTAGTAGTATACAAGCAGCAGGCATAATAATAGATGATGAGTTAGATACTAATTTCTTAGGTACATTAACTAATTTTGCTACTCTATCTAAGAGTGGCTCTTCAAGTGTTCAAGCACTATCTACTGCTTTAGAGCAATTAAATTATCAGTTAGAAGTTGGAGAGACTATAGATACTGATACATACAAAGAAGGAGTAGCCTTTTTACAGTCTTCCTTTATGGAGTTCTTAGATCTATTTAGTGGTATGTCTAATGCCTTTAGAGAAGCAGAATCAAATCTTGATAACTTTAAAACTACTTTACACTCTTCTTTTACTTCTATAACTGAGGAGCTAGAAGACTTACTTAAAACTCTGGTAACCACTTATAGAACTACATTAGCTGATGTTAAGACCATGTATCAAGAAGCTGTAGCGCAACAAAAAGAAGCAGAAGAATCATTATACGGCGTACTATTTAGTGCTCAAAACGCATTTATAGATGCTGGAGGACACTTAGATGGTCATATATCTAGAATAGATGATATTGTAAAAGGCTTAGATCCTACATATCAGGGCTATGCAGGTTTAGATCAGTACTTAAAACAACTTCAAATAGATGTTCAAGCAGGTATTACTTCTTTAGGCAATATAAATACGTCTCAATCTTTATCAGCTCTACAAACTAATCTTGCTAATAGCTTAGCAGACTTAGCCATACTCCAAACACTTCCTGACTCTGCAGATAAATTTGTAAAAATAAGTAGAAAACTTTCAGAGATAGATGACATTAATAATCAAATATCTGCAGGAACGCAATCTACAGACGCATTAAAAGAGGCTACTTTAGACTTATTAAAAGTTGAAGAAGAGCTAAACTTTAATAATACTACGGCAGGGTTACAACAAGTAGACTTAACCTTACAAGGTATAAGTCAAGATTTGCTTCAAAATGCTATAGATGCTAGAACTGCATTTAATACTTCTAATCAGCTTTTAGATGATTTCACTACAGCTTTAAATGCTAATTTTACTCCTAATTTAGTAGCTTCTACTACCGCTGTTAATAGTAGTACATTAAGTCTGTCTTCTTTTATAGCAGAGATGCAATCTGCTAATCAAGTATTTTCAGACATAACTACTGCAGTTTCTGCTATAAATGCTACAGGCATACAAGAAATAATAGATACCTTAGATGTAATATCTAACCCTGCGGACGAGGTAAATATAGATGTAGTAGATACAAGTTATAGAGGTATCTCAGATTTAAATGATATATTAAATAACTTTACCGGCATAGTCGCTGCCAAAACTGCTTTTGAAAATCTATATGGATCGATAGCTGCAGTAACTCCCGTAGTTCCGTTACAAGAATTTAATGACTTGAATGCAGAATTTATAAATTTAGAAAACACAATAACTTCATTACTAGGTACTATGGGTAACAGTAATATTGCAGACATGGATGCAACCTTTGAACAATTTGTATTAGATTCTATAGCATTACTACAGAATCCTTTAACTTTATCAGGAGTTTCTACTTCAGGGTCTACAACTAATATAGCTGCACAAGCAATTACAGGTTCGGGAGCAGTTAATAATCCTCAAATAAGTACTCAAACTTCTTTACTTCAACAAATCTTAACCCAAGGTTTAGGAGTTCAAAGTCCTGGTTATTTATTCTACACTAATCAAATACTAGAGCAGATAAGAACTGTTTTAGAAGATATGTTAATATTACAAGGAGGCACCTTGCCTACTTATGCTAATATTACTTCTACCTTTACCTCTCCTACTGCTTCTACGGGGGGAGCTACTACTACTACGGTACCTACGGGTTCTACAACGGGTTTACCGAGTTTAAATCAATCAGGAATACTAGGTCTCACAGGTCAGCTATTTGAAGTAGAAGAGCCTATAACTAGACCCGCTGATTATTTTTATATTGTAATACCTAAGCTTGTTGCTATAGATGAATTTTATATAGTAGATCCTATTGAAGTAGATTATGAATTTTTCTTTGACTTAACCCCTGTATCTGTTACCTCTATAGCTACTGGTAATGGTGGAGACTATTTCTTTAATATAACTACAGTAGATACTGATTTTGATAAATGGTTTAACGCCCCCACTTTAATAGACACTGATTATAATAGTTGGTTTAATGATCCTACTTTGATAGATACTAACTTTAATAAATGGTTAAAAATAGTAAAAGAAGAGACAGGCATTTTTGATTGGATTACAATAACTAAATCTGCCGCTAACTATCAGACATTTTTTGAAGCGCCTACTAAAGTAGATCACTCTGTAGCTACTTGGTATAATCTACCTACTAAGCTAGACAATACAGCTAACTTATGGTATAATCTACCTACTAAAAAAGATATAGACTATACAGATTGGTTTACCTTAACTAAGGTAGCTGTTAAATATTCTCAATTTTTTGACCCCGAAGATAAAATAGCTTTAACAGACCATATAGATCCTGTTACAGTAGATGCCGATTCTTTATTTACTATAAACAAAAGTTCAAAAAATGCTGATGATTTATACTCTATAAACTCTATAGAAAAAGACTACTCAACCTTCTTTAAGATAACTGCTAAAGATTTTGATTATACAAACTTCTTTAAGATAGTTGAAAAAGATATTACTGATTTTATACAAATATCAAAATCTACAAAAACAGCTATAGAACTATTCACTATTCAAAAAAGTGAAGTTACAGGTAGTACTTTATTTTCTATAACCGCAGACTCAGTTGCAGCGTCAACACTTATAACTGTTAAGGCTAATAATAGAATACAAGTAGGAGCGGATGAGATATTTGATAAACCTACTTCAAAGATGGCTTTAAGCTTATCTGACATATTTAGTAATTACGATAGCGGAGCTTTTGAGTGGACAAAAGCTGTAATAAGTGTAGGCCAAGTAATTAATGAAGACAAGCTTAAAGAAGGTCTTGCAAATAAGGCTATTCTTGCTACAGGTGATATTTTTGATAACTGGAATGGTTCAGGTTTTGATATTGATAGTGTTGATATTAGCTACTTAGATTTATTTAACTTAGAAGCTACAGATATAGAATATACAACACTATTTAAACTTCCTGATGATGCAGGTAAAGAAAGTCTACATTGGAGTAGCTGGTTTAAGGTAGATCCTGCAGATAAAATGGACGCAAAAGATCTATTTACCTTTATAGCCCCTGAACCCGTATCCGCTCTTGATTTATTTAATCCTACATCACAATCTGTAGATGGTTCATCTTTGTTTGTATTAAGCAATACTTTACAAAAAATAGATGCTAATAATCTTTACGATCTTGACAAAGAAAGTAAAACTGCTACTGACTTCTTTACTATTTCAGGAGTACAACTTAAAGGTGCAGACTTTATTGATTTAAGTTACTTAGCTGACTCTAAATACATAGCAGAAGCTAAAAATGTACTAGACGTTAATGGCACGCTTACTGTTCAATCTTCTGACGTATTCAAAGTATCCGGTACTTTAGATAAAACAGCTAATCAAGTATATAATATAACTAAGAGTGATAAAGCAGGGGCTGATTTCTGGGAAGTTATTGCTAGTGAGCAATCAGGGGCTTCTTTCTTTACACCCACTAAAAGTGAATTAGCAGGTTTAAATTTCTTTAGTCCTACTCAAAGCACTATAACAGCTAACGATTTATTTAACTTTAATAAAGTAAAAATAGATGTTAGCGCTATGTTTGAATCTGAGCTATCTACTCTAACAGATGCAGTTAATGATCAAGATTCCTATCTAATTACTAATTATGGTAAGTTAGAAACTATAAAAAGTTATACTAAAGTATCTAGCGAAAAACTTACAAATATTGCAAAAGCAGACTCAGATTTTCATGCAGCTATATTAGAAGATACAGCTTACTTAGAAGCTATTTCTACCTCTTTAGGAGATTTAGCAGATATTAAAGCTAATACTTCTGATATTAAGACTAACACTTCTGAAAATGTGTCTAAACTTACTAAAATAGAAAATCACACAGATGGTATAGAAGGAAAATTAGATCATATTTCTGATGATTTAGATGGTATTGCAAAAGACTTGGCAGAGAAACTAGATCATATTTCTGATAATTTGGATACTTTAGAGAAAACAGCAAATGCTATTGAAGGATATGTATTGTATCTACCTGGTATGTCTTCAGAGCTTACTGACCAAGGAAAGACTTTAGTTGCTATAGATGGAGTATTAGACGCTATAGAAATAGACACTTCAAATATGGTTACCTATCTAGAAAGTATAGCTACTAATAGTGCATATCTTAAAACAATAGATCAAGATACAAGCCATTTAAAAACTAATGCAGATAATGCAACCTCTCATATTTCTGGTAATTTAGATCATCTTTCTAATAACTTAGATGATATAATAAGTAATACAAATAAGAATAAAACTCGCTATAAATACTCAGGAGCAACAGAAGTTAGTTTAGCAACTGGAGGCCCTGTAGTAGGACCAGGAACTTCTACTAGCGACTCTGTTCGTGCTAACTTGTCTAATGGCGAGTATGTAATAAAAGCTTCTTCTGCTAAGAGTATGGGTAGAGACGTATTAGATATGCTTAACTCTACAGGGTCTATAGCATCCTTAGGTAGAAAAGGAGATACAGAATTAGCACATATTAACTCTGTAGAAGCCCAAATGCTTAAATCAATAGGGGGTTCAGGCTCTAAAAATCCTCTTTCTGGTCTTAAAGAATTTTTCTTTGATGGATTTAATCCTTTACTAGGTATTAGAGACGCAGCACTATCTGCTGCTACATCAATTATAAGTAACACAAATAATCCAGAAGGTTATAGTCCAGAAAAAATAGGTAGTAATGCTAGCTGGAATACAGCAAATTTTGCTAATAATACTTTTGCTAAAAAAGTATTAGTAGAGCTTACAAGATATATAGCAGCTAATAGAGATGGAAAATCCTTTACGCATTCTCAAGCCTTTAACTCTATTTCTGATGCGTGGTTTGAATATGATCGACCTAATATTATACAGTTCAATAGAGGTTCTCAGTTTAACAACAGAATCAGAGGCACAAGCAATATAAATAGTTTAATAACAAGACTACAAAATGCTTATCCTTCTTTTGCTGATGGAGGTATGGTTTCAGGTGCTGGTACTAGTACTAGTGATTCTATTATGGCTATGTTGTCGGACGGTGAGTATATTATTAGAAATTCATCTGTTGACAATGTGGGGGTAAATACTTTAGACTATATAAATAATACAGGACAACTACCTCAAGGTGATACTAATGTAGAAGTAAATATTACTAATAACGGGTCTCCAGTAGACGTAGAAGCTGAGCCTAAAGTTAGTATAATAGATGGCAAGGTAGTAGTAGATGTTATACTTAAAGATTTAAGAACTAATGGTCCTATTAAGAAGACTATTAAGAAGATAAAGTAGAGGGACATGGCAACATACATATATCCAGATGATGCGTCAATGAACGATAGAAAACCAGATAGGGGCTATAGCATTGCTAGAGCCCCTAATAATACGTCTTTTAGCTCTGTTTTAGGATATGAAAAAAGAAAAAGATTATCTAGAAAAGTACTAAGAAAATTTACTTTTAGCTATACGAATATAAGCGAAGCTAGAAAAATTAGTATTGAAAATTTTTACTTAGACAGGGGTGGAGACTTTGAGACTTTTAAATTAGACTTAGCTCATTTTGGATTATCAGGAACTGCTAATGTTAAGTTCTCTGAATCTTTAGACATAAATCATGTAATTTCTGGCGATAATACTGATATATTTAATATATCTCTAATATTAACCGAGGTGGCTTAATGTCTTCTCGTTCTTATGATTTTATACTTAAACTAGCTGATACAAGTAGCTTCTCTGTAGGAAATTCTGTGCTAGGAGTTTCTTCTAATGCTTTTGGTCAAGTAATAGCTAAGGATAGTAGTAATCTAAAAGTAAAAGTAGCCAATTCTAAACACTACTTTATTTCTTCAGAAAATATAATTTCCAATGTAACAGTAAATACATCTGCTACCTACCAACAATCTTTTACTTCTACTCCTATAGTAATAGATAGTAACTCATACTCTATAAATGGCACAAGTAACACTTTTGCTCTACCGCATGTTCCCTCACATAAAGCAGAAATTGAAATATATGCTGATAATGTATTTATAGAATCTGAAAAATATGTATGGCCTAGTACAGTTTTAGATGGTGTAGGAGTAGATTTTAAAGATATAGAAATAGTAACCTTTCCAGCAGCTAATGATAGGGCTATAGTAACTAGTGCTAATTTTCCTACTACGGGTACTACTAGTTTAACTCTGAAAATATCTACGGGAGATAAAGATTCTTTGTCTTTTTTAGGATCTAATACTCCTACTACTCAAATACAAACAGGATCTAGTACTATAACTACTATATATCCTTCTAACTTTGTGTTAAATAGAAATGCTTTTGAAGAAGAACCTATTGTAAGATTATACTCTATCTACTATCCAGGAGAGTGGTATCCTGCTAATGATAAGGGCAATCCTACAGGAGAAGGCGCAGGAAGGCCTTGGCCTTACGGTTTCCCTATTAGATATGCAGAAATAATAGGAGAAGACTTCTCTATTGAGGACTATACAATAACTCATCAAAGTAATAACTACGTATCTTTTCCTATTAACTATCCTGGAATCTCTATTAGCTCTGATGGATCTATAGGAGAGATAGACTTAGAAATAAGTAGTATTGATTTAGCTCTACCCACCTTAGTAGAAGATCCTTTCCTAGTAGGGTACAATAATACTTCTGCAATATCTAGTACTGTTAACGGTGAGGTACTAACTAACATTGATCCAAGAACTGTACTTTCTAACCCTTCTTATGACTCAGATATAGCAGATTCTAGAGGACAAAATCAACCTTATGATTATAGTACTACTAGCTCTTTAGGAGAAGAATGGGTTTCTTTGATGCCGGATAGTAGAGACTTATTAGGGGCGGTAGTAGAAGTAAGAAGCTATTATGCATCTTCACTAGAGTATTGGCCTGAGTTTTCTATCATAAGTGGAGTATCTGGAGATTCTATACGCTTAGAATCTACAGCCCCCTATAGAGTAGGAGACACCGTAAATAGTAATGTAAGTACTAGTACTGCCACTATTACAAATGTTTATAGTAATAACTATATAAAATTAGATCAATCTATTACTGGCGCTGTAATAGGAGATAAACTTTTAATAAATAATAGCAATTATGATCCTGATGCTTATGTAGAAAGAAAGTTTACAATTAATAAACTTAACTCATATAATGATTCTTCTATTAGTTTTAACTTAGGAAGTAGAACAACTAATTTATTAAAAGAAGTGCCAAGAAGAAAATTTTATAAAAACACTTGCCCTTGGAAATATAAAGGAGTAGAGTGTAAGTATCCTAGTGGAGGCACAGGGGTAATTAGCAATAGTGTGCTACCTAAAACTGCTAATGGTATGTTCACTATAAATAATGTGGCGACTTCTGACCCTAACTTAGATAAATGTTCTAAAAGTATATCTGCTTGTAAATTACGAAATAATTTATTAAATTGGGGAGGGTTTCCCGGTGTTAGAAACAAAGTTTAATTTACTTTTAGATACAATAGGCAAATATTCTCAGTCTCAGTACCCTTTAGAGGCTTGTGGTATAATTACTTTAGACTTTGAATTTATACCCAGCAGTAACTTAAGTAATAATCCTAGACACAGTTTTATAATTGATCCTATTGTTGTTAATAGGTATGACGAAAATATATGGGGTATTTTTCATTCTCATACAGATGAAAAGTTTGAAACTCCCTCAGAATTAGATATGTCTTTAACCGTATATCCAGATATAAAATTTATATTATTTAATAATAAAAATTTTTACATATATTGGTATGACACAGATAAAAATATTAAAAGGTACGAAAAGTTTAATGAAGATCACTGTAAATATTAATAAGCCTCTTAGAACTTTCTTTGATGATAGGTCTGATGTAATACTAGATGCTTCAGATTACTTTGATATATACTCTGGTCTTAAAAATATGTTTCCTAAATTTGAGAAGTTATTAAACTCTATGAAGAATACAGAGTCTAAATTTCAAGATGTAGTGTTTATTCAAGATAACAAAATTATAGACGTATCTAAATTTAAATTAATAATTAAAGAAAACTTAGAAGTATCGTTAACGCCTGTATTTTTTGGAGCAGCCCCTTCTTATACTTTTTCTAATTTATATAGTGATATAAAATCTAGTTTTATGTATCCTTTATTTGGTTTATCTACTGCTAGTACAGAGTCTTCTGACTTCGAAGGATTAGATAAAAGAATACTAGACTCATCTTTATTTGGGAGAGCAGAAGAAGTATACGCAGCAGGTATGAGAACAGAAAATGATGTATTCGGGGACTTACAAATCAATACTAATGCAAAACTGCCTATAGGACTTCATTACGGTCTTGTAAGAGTATCAGGTACTTTAATAAATAATTATACTAAAACATATAGATGTGATCCTGATGTGTTTAGAGTAAAGGATGTAATACCTTAATGGCTATTTCACCACTGACCTTATCTGTAGGGCAAAATCAAACATTTCAAAAGCAGTTAACTAAACTAAATACAGATATTCAGTTTAGTCATGTCGCTATTGGTGAAGGGCCTATATACAGAATAAATCCAAACGGTGTTCAAGATATTAGAGTAGATGGTAAGTTTATTGATGATTTAATAACTGTTAATAATGAGCCAGATCCTTATGTTTTTCAATACAAAAGTACTACTGGTAGTATTAATCAGCAGGTACTCACTCCTTTCAGCGATGAAGTGACAAATAATTTAAGATTCTCCTCTCCTGTGGTTCTTAAGTCGGGACAGATAAAAGGTGTTGTAACGGGAGTACCTGAAGCTAATGTAATCTTTTTTCCGACTTCTGCTTCTGTAGGAGATAATCCTATAGACACTTTAGTATTTAAATTTTCTGTCGAAGAGTTATACAAACAAGATACTAATAATAATTCTACTACAGGACCACAGAATCAAAGATTAGATTTAAGAATAATAGTACACGATAGAAATGAAACATCAAACATAAATAACTATATTGCTTTAGTACAACACTCTTTTACTGAAACTATTACCTTTGATACTATATTAGAAGTACCTATAAGTATACCTTCAGCTAACCAAAGTGATAATGGATATAGAGTATCAGTATTAAAAGGTTCAGATGACACTTTGGACTCTGAGATTAGTTCTGAAGTTTCTTTTTTAGGTTTTAATGAAATATCTCACGAACCTTTCTCGTACCCTAGAACAGCTAGTATAGGCTATGCTTTAAAAGCTACTGGGCTAAGATCAGATGCTGTTCTAAATTACTCTAGTTTAGTAAAAGGTCTTATAGTTAAAGTCCCTTCTAATTATGATCAACCTATACTAACTAATGGGGAAGTAGACTGGAGAGAAGTAGAAGTTGATGACATAACTTCTACAGGATACGAACTTCAGTCCTCTCCAGGAATTGTTAGTTTTGATGCTAATCCTATAGTTTATAAAGGTATTTGGGATGGTACTTTTAAATATGACTGGACTCAGAATCCTGCATGGATTATATATGATTTATTAACTAATACTTCTTATGGATATGGAATACCCGAGTCTTACATAGATAAGTATAACTTTTATAAAGCTTCACAAATATTTGATGCAGTAGAGCCTGAAACAGGAAAATTTATAGGTGTTGAAACATACGCTGATGGTAGTATACGTCATAAGCCTAGAGGACAATTTACGTCTATACTAGAAGATCAAATAGGTTTATCCTCTTCTAAAGTCATAAAAGAAAGAAGGATAGTATGTGATCTTAGTGTGACAGACTCTATAGAAACTTATGAGCTTATAAATAAAATAGTTGCGTCTGCCAAAGGTTATTTAGAAATTAGTAATGATAAGATAGGATTAGTTTTAGACTATCCTAACTCCCTTCCAGAGCAAATGTTCAACGAAGTTAATTTAACAGCGATCAAATATTCAGGAAATAGAGCAGAAGACTATATAACTGCAGTAGAAGTATCTTTTAATGACGGGGCTAATAACTATAATAAAGACTTAATAAAGATATACGACCCTGATTCTGATATGCTAGAGGAAAGAGTAGCTAGTATAGATTTAATAGGCTGTTCTAGACGAAGTGAAGCTATTAGATTTGCTCAATATATATTAGCTTCTAAAAAATATGTAAAAAGAAAAGTAGAATTTTCTACTTTTGTAACTACTTCAGATTTAACCCCTGGGACTATTGTTTCTTTATCAACTCAGACAGTAGGCTCTATATATGGGTATAATGGTATTATTCAAGATAATTCTTCGGCTAGTAGCGCTACAACAAATGTAAAACTACAACATATTTCTTATCCTCCAATTTCTAATACTGTATTTGAAAGTAATACGCAACCCCTAGCCTTACGTCACTATAGCCAAGAAAGCGGTAAATCTGAGCTTTATATTATAAGCAATACTCAAGTTTCTTATGCCACTACGGGTAATGTACAAGGAGCATTATCTGGTTATGACTTTATAGAAGTTAAAGCTTTAAGTAAGTGGGATCCTTTAGTAAACACATTTGTAGGAATTAGCACTTTCGATCCTTTTAATACTCCTAAAGAAAAAGACTTATGGGCCCTTGGAGAAATAGATCCTAATAACTACTACTCTACTAACGCTGCAAAATTATTTAGGATAGATTCTATATCTATGCCCTCTGGTGCAGAAACTAGTATTTCTGCTAGTGAATATGTACCAAAAGTGTATATAGATAGTGAAAATATTATAAACTTTGAGCCTATACCTATTAAAACAATAGCTAATCCTCTTATAAAACCTGCCCCTCCTATATTTTCTATTAGCCCTGTGTACACCAATACAGGTGCTGGTAATCCAATTTTAAACTTTTTATTTAACGTACAGAGCAGTTCTAATATTCAAATAGCTCAAGCTTTTATACCTAGCTCAAGCTTTGTACCTGTACTGGGGGCTATATAATGGCTAATTTAAATTTATTAGTGTCTAACACTACACCTTTTGTGGGTCAACCTTCTGCAGCCTTATTTGGGAAGAATGGAGCTAAGTCATCTTTAGGTACTGTAAAACCTTTAGTTTTAAACACTGAATTAATTGATACTAGTATTACTTTTTCTGTGTCTAACTTACACTTAATGTATGATGATAATTTTGACTCTCACTTATTAGAGGCTAGAAATAATACCCAGTTGGTAACTCTTAAAGGTCAAGCACCAGATAACCTACTTAGATACAATTTAAATATAAAATCAGCCTCTAATACTGCTGGAGCTACAGAAAATACTGTAGGTCATGACTCTACTTTAGTAGCACTAAGCTCTAATATAACTTCTTTTAATATAAGTGCTAATACCTTAACTATAGATTATAATACTGCAGAAGTAGCAGCAGTAGTTAAAAATGCTTTATTGCCTTCTCCTTTTTATGTAGAACTTCAGCAAATAATAGAGCCTACAATATCTACTTCTAATACTTTTTTTGTGTCTGGGGCTCTTAGTATACTGTCTAATACTCATAATGTTGCTGAGCAGGCAGGCGTTTTATCCTTACCTCTAGGAGTAGTGCCCCCTGCTAAAGGCTTAATAAGCACTTTTGTAAACGGTAGCTTAATTGAAGAAGAAGCCACTGAGTTTTCTTGGTCTACAGGAGACGGCTATATAGAGCATAATATAGCTTCAAGTGACTTACAGATAATTACTTCAGTAGAAAACTATTCTTCTCCTGCATTTGAAAGTAAAGACAGCATATTTATAGTTGATAACGAACAATTAAATACAATAAATTCAGTATCTTACATAGCTTCTTCTCCTACTTATAACTCTGCTCTAACTTCTTCGGACTTTTTTAAGGTAAAACTTACAGATAATATTGCTTCTTCTGTAGGTAAGACTGCTATAATGAATACGTCAGAAGACTTAATTGCAGATATTACTTCTATTGATAGTATAAATAATAAAGTAACTATTACTTATGACGATCTTAAATATGATAAAGGATATGAACTAGCAAATAATGGTATTTATATACTGGCTCCTTTTAGCTATAATGACTTTAACTCTGTAACTTTGGTAGATAGTAAGATACAAACTCCAGCTACAGCAGGTGTATTTGTATTTCAGGTATCTGCTATAAATGAGTTTAATAGATCTAGTGTTCCTATTACTCAAAGTGTAGCTACATCTTATCCTCCATTAGGACAGGTACCTGAAGACCAAGTAGTCTTATCTGAAAATTTATTTAGAGATAGAACTAAAGGTATTATGTCAAGAGTGATAGGTCAGTTTTCGCATATCATAAATAGAAATGTAAAAACTTATGATATTAGTTACAAGATAGTACAGTTATCAGGATCAGATCCTCATCCCAGCGGCATGACTAATTTTACTAGTTTTATAGTAGATGCTAATGAAGCTGGTGAGGATGGTAATATTCATTTTAATATAAACAACTTAGACTTAGGACAAGCAGGAAATGTTTACTCTCTTCAAGTAAAAATTCTTCCTATAAACGGATTAATATCTGGTATTCCTGTATATAAGTCAATTACTTTATCTGGTAAATCTGCTAGACCCTTATCGTTAAATAGTTTTAATCTTAATCAGACTAACGACTCTATAGTTTTTGATATTGAATATCCTGTTGATTCACAAAATAATTTAGATGAATTAGATATTTTACATACAGAAATTAGATCTTTAAAACCAGTAGTAAGTGTTAATTCTCAAAATAGTATTAATGATGCTTTCTTAAGAGGGGATAAAGTAATGCTTTTACCTCATCCTCTAAGTAGAGCAGAAATATCTTTAGATAGATTTGTTTCTGGCTCTTATACTTTCTCAGCAAAAACTGTAGATACTAGTGGTAATTACTCTTTAAACGCTTTGGCTAGAAATTTACAAGTAGAAATATCTACACAAACAGATACTCTAGCTATATGGAATGAAGCAGCTCCTAATACTAATATATCCTCTTCAGTAGGTAATTACAATTATGGAGATAATGTGTTTGTAGGTGCTACAGAAGTAGATAATGGAGGTTTTGTTTATCACGTAGACCCTGTAACTTCTGTAGTGTTAGGAGTAAATACCCCTTCTAGTTTAGCAGAAGATGCAAACGCATCCTCTAATGGTTTTTCATGGGCGCAAGGTCAATATCAAGGAGTAGATAGAACAGACTTGCTTATTACTTCTGCTAACTCTGTATATATAAGCCCTGTTAGAGATTTAGGTTCTGTAGTACGAGGAAACATTGTTATTTCTAGCCTAGTAAATTCTTCTTTATTAGAAAAGTTTTTAGATGTATCTCAAGACTTAATAGTAGGAGTAGCTGAGGGACACACATCAGAGGCTAATGTTTTATTTGACTCAGACTTTGCTATAGGAACAGTAGTAGGCTATAATAATGCAGAATCTTCTTTTTCTTTCAGTAATACTCATAATACTATAACTGATGGTTCTGCTAATAATAAGGTGTTTGTAGTTGTAAATCCGGGACAAGAAGTTGTAGGCTCTATGAACGCTGCCGATGACGTTTCTAATATACATAGTTATGCTCTTATCGCAGGCGCTATAAATACTAATGCTATAGAATTAAGTGCTGTATACTACGCTAATGGAAAACCTGTACCTACAGGAAATGCTACAAATAGTACTGCTCTTTCCAATATAACTCAGTCTGGAAGCAGCTATAAATTAGTAGATATGAATCAGTTTATAGACGCTTTTGGAACTAGAGATTTTTCTCCTGATGTAGAAGTATCTAAGAATGTTTATGTAAGATTCTCATCTTCGAATGTTTTTGAGGCTTCTGATAATGTTTCTTCTAAACCTCATGGAAATGTCAATGTTTCTCTGTTTGATGAGGGAGATGATGAAGAAAACTGGCAATCAAACTATTTTGGTTTAAGACGTTTTAGGTATTTTCAAGTTAAAACGGAGTTTGATATAAATGATTATGGAGACTCAGCAAATACTTTTATAGACGAATTAAACTATGAAGTCAGGGGTATAAAAAAAGAATTTACAACAGTTGTAAGCTCTACTAACAAAATTCAAGGAAACTTAGTAGTAGACTATAGCAGTGCAGAATTTTTTAGAATACCTACGGTATTTACTCAAGTACTATCTGCTAATACCAGCCTTATATCTAGAACTAGCGATTTGACAAATGAAAGTTGCAATGTTACTATATTTAATACACAAAACGGGAATGTTGTTGACAATCTCGATATTGAAATAACAATTTCTGCTACAGGAGCATAAAATGGCCATAACTACTTCAAATACCTTTCATACAGCTGCTATCTCTGACACTATATCGAGTGCTAGAGGTTACTGGAATTCTAGTTTTCAAGCTCTGTTAAGAAATTTTAATAGCGCCAATGCTACTCCTAATGCTAATAACTTAAACTTTGAAGGGGCACTTACTACTGAGCCTGATGGTATGTTATATTATAACAATACTACGGGGGGTATGTACTTACACACTACTAAGTTTGGTCAAGGTCCTTATGGAAATTTTAGAAGAGCAGGACTAGGCACTAGACCTTATACTACTGTAGCTGCCGCTGTTTTAGATAGTGCGGTGTTAGATCCAGGAGAGTTAATAGTAGTAATTAATGATACAGGAGGTACTGCTGCAAATAACAGAGTTTACTTAGTATCTGATGATAACAAACATTTAATAGATGTAGGAATACCTACAACTGATGGGGTTATATCTAATAATACTATAGTTTCTAAAAGTATTACTGGAAACGAAATAGCTGATAATGCTATCACCTCTGATCATATAGCTCCTGGAACGGTAATAGAAACAGATTTTGCAGATGAATCAGTTACCGATAGTAAATTAGATTCTTCCTTAGTTATGCTAAGCATGGTGCTATAATGTTTTCAAAAGTTTTATTTGGATTTTTGTTAGCTAGTCTTAGTGCTTCAGGTTTTTTATTTTGGCAAAATAACGTCTTAAAAGAGAATCTAGTGAAGATAGAAGCAGTTTATGAACGTCAAAAAACGACCATATTAGAAATGGAAAAAAGTTTTTCAACTTCTGTGGAAGAAAATTCAAAGTTACAAAAAGCTTTAACAGCACAAGAAACTGCTATAGATAGTTTACGAAAGACACTTACTAAACATGATCTTACTAAGATAGCAAAGTCTAAACCAGAAATATTAGAAAAGAAGATAAATGATGCGACTAATGAATTGTTCAATGATATTACCTCTTTTACTAGTGACTAGTTGTGGTATAATACCTAGAGAAATAGAAGTAATTGAGACAGAGATAAAAACTCCAATTATTTTTCAAGAGTCTCCTAAAGCAGTGGAGACCTATCCTATAAACTTTAAAGTTATAAATGAAAATAATTTAGAACAGTTTTTAGCAGAAATGAGATCTTTAGAAGGAGAAGTAGTTTTTATAGCTCTAGATGTTAGAGATTACGAAAAGTTAGCTCTAAATACTCAAGATCTTGTTAGATATATAAAACAACAAAAAGAAATAATAATTTATTATGAAACACTATTAGAAGGGGATTAAGGTGTTAATTTAATATACTACTTTAAATAATATCTATTATTTAAGTAATACGGAGGCAGTTTAAATGATAGATCCAATAACGGCTATTACTGCGGCTACGGCTGCATTTAATGGAGTAAAAAAACTAGTAGCTGCTGGTCGAGAGATAGAAGATGTAGTAGGTCAGCTTGGTAAATGGTATGGAGCTGCTGCAGACTTAAATCGAGCAGAATCCCAACGAAAAAATCCACCAATATTTAGTAAACTATTCAACGGTGGTTCAATAGAAGAAGAAGCTTTAGGAATAATAGTACAAAAGAAAAAACTAGAAGAGCAAGAGAAACAACTTCAAGACTTGTTAAATATACGATTTGGTTTTGGTACTTGGAAAGAGATGGTAGAGCTTCGTAGAAAAATTAAAAAGGAAAGAGAAGAAACTCTTTATAAGCAGCAAGAAAGAAAAGCTGCTTTTTTTGAAGGGCTTCTTTTAATAGGGTTAATAGCTCTAGGAGCGGGTATAGTAGGTATAACTACTTTTTTAGTGGGTACTGGCGCTGGTTGGTGGTAATATGGCCACTGGTCTACACTACTCTAACTATGATTTTTATAGATAATCAACCTCCTTCAACCTTAGTAAGAGTATGTAGATATCAACATCCAGAATTAGTATGGAACACAAGACAATACTGGCTATGGGAGTGGCAAACTTGTCCTCTCGGAATTATTAGAAATAAATAATTTCAAAGGAGAACTACATATGGCAGCTGCAAAAACACTGCAACCTGATTCTATTTTTGCGGAACTAGACGCAGATGGAGATGGTATAATCACAGACGAAGAAATGTCTCGTGCAAAAGAAATAGCAGAATTTGAACATAAACGTAATATGCAAGAAAACGAAGATAAAAAAGAAGATCAAATAAGAGCTATGGCCTGGTTTGCTCTTTGGGGTATGCTACTGTATCCTATCTTAATATTAGCTACTTCTTTTTTAGGAGTAAAAGATGCTGCACAGTTAATAGGAGATATAGCGCCTACTTATTTTGTAGCTATTGCCGGACTAGTTGCTGCATTCTTTGGTGCTCAGGCATATTCAAAATCAAAAACTAGTACAGATAAAAAATAAAAAGGAGATAACAATTGGAAAATAAATATCAAAAATGGATAGATATGGCTACTGCTGTAGATTCTTGGAGAATATTTCCTAGACTATTTATTACTACTTATATTTACTTATTATATAAAGTGGTTGTATGGTACATGGGAATAGAAGATCCTACTATGGAGCAATCAGGTTTAGTAAGTATAGTAGTAGGTGCGGGGGCTGCATGGTTTGGCCTATATACCGGATCGGGAAAAAGTAAATAAAAAAAGTAAATATTACTGTAGCAGACTTAGTATTGTTTATGGTAATTTTTATTGTATGGTTAGATACTTCTTGGTTAGATATAACCTACTCAAAGTATGTGCTTAAAATACAAGACTTTGTTGAAAGTATTTTTCCTTTTCTATCATTTTTATTATATTAAACTAAAAAGAGGGCATAAGCCCTCTTTTTTTTTATACTGCTTCTCGTATCATTGAGAAATAGTTTCGTGAGTAATAACCTTCTAACTCTTTATAACTTCCTAATAGTTTTCCATTCATATAAATACAAGGAGAATAATTCAACCCTTTTGATATAGCTTCTTGAGCAGTAGACTCACTATGAGTTTGATGGTGTATATGCTCTTCTCCATGTTCTTTTAGCAATTGTAGTGCTTTTTGTGACCAATCACAGTTAGGTATAGATACCATACTCCAAACTACTTTTTTTGAGTTATCTTTCAGCCAGCTTGCTGGCTTAGGCGGAGACGGGATAGCCTCTTCTTTTTTTACAGGTATAGGCTTCTTAACGGGGTTAGGTTTATTAGTAGCTTTAGCTGTAGTAGATTTTTCTGTCATAATTAACTCCTTTAATGTAATATACCTAGAATATCAGACTCTTTTACTATTAGAAGATCTTCTCCATCAATAGTTACTTCTGTGCCTGACCACTTACCAAACAAAATAGTATCTCCCGTAGATACAGATAAGGGTACTAATTCCCCATTATCTTTTCTTATTCCTTTACCACAAGCTACTACTATACCTTCTGCAGGTTTTTCTTTAGCACTTTCAGGAATTATAATACCTCCTGAAGTAGTTTCTTCTGTTTCTGTTCGTCTAACAAGCACCCGATCTTGAAGAGGTGTTAATGCCATAATATTTTCTCCTTATGTTAATTTATTTACTATAGGGAATATAGATGCAATAACATCAGCGCATGCATGTGCTATATCCATGTGTTCTTTTTGTGTGCCGTTAGCACTTCTTAGCTCAATATAGTGTACCCAGCTACGTATAGACCCATTCATATATAGCTTAGTTTTAGTATTACCCTCTGGTAGTACCGCTCGTGCTTGTTCTTTTGCTATACCATTATCTATAGCCCACTCATAAGCTGTAATAGCAGAGTGCCAAACATTACGCTGATGTTGTTCCCATACTGTGTGTAAGTTTACATCATCAGTGATAACGCTATTCTGTCTATTTTTAGTATCCTGTAGTCTAGCTTTTCTAGGAACAAAAACATCTCCCATTTCTGAAGGATTTGCGTACCTCTGAGAAAACTCTTGAAAAGCAAAAGACCTGTGCCTAACTATTTGATGAGCAATATCTCTAGTAGTTTCGATCTCCATTACTACATTTGCCATCTCTAAAGGCGACCAATGTTGATGTTTAATTAAATACTTAATAAGTCTTTCACTTGTTTCTGTGTTTATCTGTGCCGCAGGGTTTGATACTTTTGCACAAAAAGCAATTAGCTCTTGTAAGTCAGTTAACCCTTCTTCTTCAAATACTTCTGTAGCTTTACTATAGCTTACTAATTTTACTTTCATTATTATACCTTTGTTAGGGCTTCACCCATAATTGTTTTTATAACTTCAGGATTTTCTGACATATTAATAGCTTCTTCTAAATAAGTATTTAGATCCATTAGTTGTTTATTAAGTAATAGTATTTCTTTACCACTATTTAAATTTTGTATGTATTTAGCCTTACCTGCTATAGGTAGATTGTTAATCAGATTATCTAAACTTTTGTATTCTTTTACTAAAGATTGACTACGTTTTTTACCTATACCATCAATACCCATAATGCCATCACTTTTATCTCCTTCAATAATTCTAGAGAATAAAAACTCTTGAGGAGTAAACTGCCAATCTTCGTGTAAAGAGTCTAGAGTTATCTCTTTTCTAGAGAATAGATTGAATATATTAACATTATGATCTAGTAGTTGATATAAGTCTCTATCGCTAGATACAATCCATACATTGTCATACTGTTCTTTTAGATTATTTGCTAGGTAAGTTATTAGATCATCAGCTTCAATACCTTTAAACTTGTAATGTTCAAAAGGTAATAACTCTGTGGTATCTTTTAAACAGTTGAAAAAACCTGTGAATCTAATTTTTTCTTCTTCTGTTCTCTCTACTTTTCTATTTTGTTTATACCCAGGATAAATAGCTTTTCTATAAGAAGAAGCGCCTACATCAAAGCAACAAACTATTCGTTTCGCAGAATAGCTTTTTCCTAGACTACTAATAGTTTTAATGTACTCTTGAGAGTAATCATCAAAGTTAGGTCTATGTAAGTATCTGAAAGCTACATTATTCGCATCAATCAAAAGAAGGTTGTTTTCTTCATATTTATCTTGTTCTAGCTCGGCTAGATCATTCCAACTTGCACTCATTAAATTTTCTCCATATTTATACTTTATAATATAATATATTTAATCACTAAGCAAGTTAAATCTAACTTAAGTAGGTTCTAATTTTACAGCCTCTAACACCCACTCATCAAATAAACCCATTTTAAAGTATAAGTCATCTACTCTAACAGTTATTTGATTAGGCACCTCAACTTCATTGGCCCAGCAACAGTATACTTTACCTCTATCCCACTTATATATTAATAGTGGTTCTTTTTTCATAGTATCTGCTTCTCTTATAGTTTGTTTCCAAAAGTCTAATAGTAAAGCAGATTTTTTAGCTGTTAATAAATTATTCCAATTTATTTCTTTGTGATGTTTAGCCTCTATACAATATGTAAAATTTGGAAGCCAAGGACAATATACGTCTCCTTTGAGATACTCTAATGCGCCTGATAAGGGCACCCTTTCAAACTTATTATTAAAATGTTTAGAAAAAAGATCTCTAACTACGTACTCAAAACTTCTTCCTTTAGTTTTACTTTTACTACTCATAATATCTCCTTTACACAATACTAATATAAAAAAGAACCATAAGTCTAATATAATATAAAAAAAGAGCCCTTATTGGACTCTTTTTACTTTTATACTACAAGTATTTACCATCAGGAGTATGAGTACTTGAGTTATGCCAAGCCCATATAATACAATTAAACTTACTGTAACGACTATACCAAGGGCCTATATCCGTTACACCAAGACACCAACCTTGATGTCTTAAGTGATAATACCAGTCAACAATTCTTTTATATCGTTGGAGCATACTGCTCTCCATTATAGCCTGGATATGTATCTTTATCTTGAACACCAGAGTTGCAGCCCACAACTACGATTAATAAAAATACTATAGACCATAATGTTACTCTTTTACTCCACATAATAAACAAGTTAAAAGTTTTCTCTGCTTCTATTTGTGCTTGCTCTCTAGGAGTCATTTTATTTCCTTTTGTTATGCATTTCTTGAATCTGCAATATACAACGTTTGGCTTCCTCGTGGTAACCCATTCTTGCGAGCTCCGCTGCCGCTCTGGAGTATCCAATCGTCTGTGTAAACCGATCGAATGAAGACCACAAACCCGACAAGGGTGAGAAGATATAGTTTGTTACTAAAGCTGTCATTATAGCCACCCCCTATTTTTAATTTTAGAGCCTGAACGAGCTACACGGTAAATGTCGCCTCGGGTAAGACCTATATCTTCTAAGTCATAGTCTGATAATCTAGATAGCTCTTTTATAGTTTGTTTAGTTATGCGCTTTTGTTTATAATACTGTGCAAAAGTTCGTAAAGAATCTATTAAGTTTTCAATTATTTTAGTAGAGAAATTATGTGCTATTAATATATGCTGTGTCATTATACCCATCCTCTTAAGTTAGGATTCATGTTCCCGTATATTAATTTCTTTTGTCTTCTCTCTAGGTCTACTAGGTCAGTAGATTGAGCTAGGTACTCATTAATTCTTTCTTGCTCTGTTTTTGGTTTTAATTTACTAAATAGTCTTTTTAAAAGTTTCATGTTTTTCTCCTTCTATACTTATAGTATATAATAAAAAGGCTCAAAAAACAACTATAATTATGTCAAACCCGGTATGCACAGTTTGCATAGCTTAGAGGTACAAAATGCTAAAATAAAATAACCAGAGATTGCTCTCTGGTTATAATTAATGGTGCTCCCACACGGACTCGAACCGCGGACCTATTGATTACAAATCAATTGCTCTACCAGCTGAGCTATAGGAGCTTTATAAACTAAATCCTTCGAATGATTTATCACTAACATCTTTTTTTGTGCCACCGATAACATAACTAGAAATTTCAGTTTCTTGAGGGGCTACTTGTACTTCTGCCCCACTTATCCATTTTTGAGTCCAAGGAAGAGGGTTAGCTCTAGGAACACTAAAATCAGGCTTTACTCCTGCAGCTACTAGTCTTTTATGAGTTATCCACTCTACGTAGTCACTTAGTAATTGAGCATTCAAACCAATCATTGAACCATCTTTAAATAAGTATTCTGCCCATTGTTTTTCCTGCTCCATCGCTTCTGTAAACATACTTCT